GCAGCCCGATGCCGGCCACGCCGAGCACCTCGCCAGCCGCCACGCCTGAGAGCCCCGCCGTGGTCGTCGTCGTGATGTCGACGTTCGCGAGGTCGGTCATGGCATCGGAGCATTGCGCCGTCGTGGTCGCGTCTGTGCGGTTGTACCCGAGCTGCCAGTCCCGGATGGTTCCCGTAAAGATCGAGTATTGCGTGAGCGTCGTCGGGTGCGTGGCCTTGATTCTGATGCGGCGTCCCGGCTTGACCTGCGTCACGCCGCCCGAGACGTAGGTGCCGCTGAGGTTCAACGGGTCGTATTCACGCGCGCGGTCGTCTAGCACCACCGAGGCGGTGCCCGCCTGGTACTGCTCGAGCTCGCGGCTGCGTCCTCGGTTGATGGTGATGGCGCGCACGTCGGAGGCCACGTCGATGTATAGGTTCGGGTCGTCGGGCTCGCCGAGCTGCACCGAGCCGAGCGCGCCGTATCCGAGCGACCAGCCAGCGGAGTCCGCGCCGCCAGAGAACTTGATGCCGACCGAGAAGGTCGGCAGCGCCTGCGCGGTCATTACTGCACCGTCCCGGACAGCAGCAGCGGCCCGGTGGTGCGGCTCGCGGTGTTGAGCGCGGCCGCGACCGCCCTGCCGGTGGCGACCGGGTCGGTGATCACGCCCGACAGGTAGACGTTCACGGTGCCGCCCATGCCGCCAGAGCCCAGCGGGATAACGGCCTCGTCGCGCCCACCCTCGCCGAGCAGCGCCATCGTCCCGCCGGGACGCGCGCGCACGATGCCGCCGCTAGCCATCTTCGGAGCGTTCACTTTAGCGAGCGCCCTAGCAACCGCCGCGTCCAGCTCCGGGAGAGCAGCGAGGTCGCGACGGTTGGCCGCTGCATCCCGAGCCGTGACCGCAGATGCCAGCTCGTCCATCGCGCCCTGCTGCGCCGTGTTGCCGGTCGTCTTCCACAGTTGCTGCGCCAGCGAGACCGCCTGCTTGCCCATCTCCAGCATCGCCGATGCCGTAGCCCCTGCCGCCTTCGTCGCAATCTCCAGCGCATCCTTCATCTCGATGCCGAACGCCTTGCTGATGTTGTTCGCCATCTTGCTGATCTCGACGGCGGTGTCGGCCTGCTGCAGCTTCACGATGTCGACCGCCGCCTGCCCGCCCTTCAGGTAGGCGTCAATCTGCGCGAGCATATTCGCGTTGGCGATTGCCTCCTGCGCCGCCGCAAGATCGGTCTGCTGCTTGAGCATCTTGTCGAACATGAGCTGCGTCGCGTCCGGCATCTGGATGCCGAGGTCGATCGACATCTTCGCCGCCGCTGTATCGACCGCCGCCATCATGTCGGCCTGAGACCGTCTGACGACCTCGACCTGCTTCATGCCGCCCTGAACGTATGCGGCCCGAATCTGATCCTGCAGCGCCGTGACGTATGCCGGTGGCGCAGCGTTCCCGGCAGACGTTGCCGCCGCGCGTGCCTTGTCGCCGGTGATGGATTCGATGAATGCGTCGGAAATCCCGGTAAGTTGTTTGTCTCGTTGATTCTTCATCTGAGCCATAACGTCTAACTGTGCAGCTAGAGCAGGATCAGGGTTCTCGAGCATCTGGTTCTTTGCGTACTCAGCGGCGAGCTGTGCGAGTGACATCTTTGCCAGCGCGCGCGAGTGAGCATCAGCCGCCTCGGTCGCCTTCTTCAGAGCATCGGCCTGCGCGTTGGTCGAGGCGGTCTGCAGGTCGGTCGCCGACTTGTTCTTCTCGGCCTCCACGGTCGAGCGAGCGGTGCCCAGCGCCAGCGCAATCGCCGCCGCAGCCGCTACGCCCGCGACAACCGCCGCCGCCGCGAGCAGCGGGTTCGCCATCGCAAACGCCACGGCCTGCGCCGTGAGCGCCGCGACGTAGCCCCACGTCGTGGCAATAAGCAGGATGAGCTTCGGAACCATGAGGACAGCAATCGCCGTGGCGACACCGCCCAGCGTGCTCGCCACGGCTGTGCCGTGGTCGACGAGGAACTTGAACACGACGACCAGACCGTCGATTGCCGGAATCAGCACCCCGACAAGCGCCCCGGCGACGGCTGCGATAGCAGGCGCGAGCGCGGCAGACATCTGCTCGTGAGCGGTGACGAGGTGCGCCGTGAGCTCTGCCTGAGCGCGTGCCGCCGTTCCTGCGCCGCCGGCGTATGCCGCCTGAGCGTCGGTAGACTTCTCGAAGACGAGCTTCTGGATGGCGAGAGCCTTTGCCTGCTCGAGCGCCGAGCCGGTGAGGTTCTCCTGGCCCTTCGTCGCAAGCTCCGCCATGACCTGCTCGGCGGAGATTGCGATCCCGAGCTCCTTGAGCCCATCGGTCTCGCCGAGGAACGCCTTCTGAAGAATCGACGCAACCTCGGCAGCGGTGCGCTGCCCGCCGCTCCACTCGGCCAGCGCGCCGGAGAGCCCGATCGTCTTGGTCGCCATCTCGGTTGCGGCATCCCGCGTCATGCCCATCGGGATGAGCAGGTCGGCCATCGACGCCGCGAGGTTGGTCGCCTGGTTCGACGACAGCCCCATCGCCGCTGCGTTGGAGTCGGCCCACGCCTTCACGACCGGGAGCTGCTCGGCGAAGACCGTCGTCGACTTGCGGAGCTGCAGCTCGAGGTCGCGGTTCGTGGCGTAGAACGAGTACAGGACGCCAGCCGCAACGGTCGCCGCCGTCGTGACCGCCGCGAACGTGACACCCATCGAGAGCATCGACGAGCCGGTGCCGCTTGCGCTGGTGCCGACCTTGTCGGTCTCCTGCGCTACCTTGCGGAGAGCCGGGCTCGCGTCGTCTGTGACGGTGACATTGATGCGGACATCATTCGCCATTAGTGCCGCCTTCCGAGATCATCGCCAGCATCCTCAACATCTCGACATCCTCAGCCAGCACCTGCGACGGCAGCGCGCCGTATCGCTGGCAGAGCGCGTCGACCAGCTCCGCGACGTATAGGTCGTAAGGCTTCTCGACCGGATTTCCATCTGCATCCGCTCCACCACCGACGTGCCGCCAGCGTGCTATGGCGCTGGCGGTTTCGGAGGGACAGCGACAATCTGCTGCCCCCATGCTCCCATAATCGCCGATGCCATATCGGGCGTCAGCATCATCATGCCCTCGGCGTTCGCCGGCAGCGGCTTGCCGTCCTCGCCCTCGACCGACCATCTAATCAGCACCTCGCGCCCGAATCGCTCATAAGATTCGCGGATGCCGTTAGCATCGGCGGTCGAAGCGGCCTGCATATCCAGCATCTCGCCGAGGCTGATGCTGAGACGGCAGACCACCTCGGCCCCCTGGTAGTCGTCGAGGACGAGCGTCAGCGTCCTCGGTTCAATCTTGTAAGCCACTTACTCACCCCTCCGAGTGTGCCGAACTAGATTAGGCGACGGTCGACCACGTCGGCGTAGTGCCGTTCGAGAGAGACAGGGTAGCCGTGAACGCGACCATCCCGTCCGCTGTTCGAGACTGGTTATAGTCGCCGACCAAGCACTCCATGCTCAGCACGCTATTACCCTGTGTGTTGCCGCCGATGGCGTATGTCGCGGTTCGCGTCCCAGTGCGGGTCGAGAACACGCTGTGAGCCTGATTCGCCGAAGGATTGAATACCCCAGACACCGCAAACGATCCGTCAGAGAGGCCGATAAGCCGCTCCATCGCCGACTTGTCGAGGCCGGTGATGTCGAGCAGGTTCTGGTTCACGTTCACGCCCAGCGAGGTCACGTCGTTGCTGATGTCCTTCAGCGAACCAGCGCTGTTATCCACGGCGAAGTAGTCACCCAGTCCCGAGATTTTAGCCATTGATGCACCCCTTTCAGGGAACTAGAGACGAGCGATGCCCGCCACGAACACGATGCTTCCGAACGTGCCAGAGGTGTTGACTCTGGTGTACCGGTTGATGGTGCCGCTCGCCGTCGAGCGTTGTGCGAACGGGACGTTGGCCGTGGTGACCGACGTAAACGTGATCAGGTCAGCCCACGTCACGTTGTCCGTCGAGTGCTGCACCTTGACCACGCAGGTGCCCGACACGAGGCTCATCACCTCGAGGTACGCTACGCACCCGTTCGCGCTGCTCGCCGCGTTGTCGACGCCGGTGCCGCTCGACGCTGATGCGTTCGTGGTCTTGCTGGCCGTCAGCGTCACGCCCCACTCGGCCTGCTCGCCCGCCGTGCTGCTGTAGCTCGCGGTCGTCGCCAGCGCGGAGCCTGGCGCGCGGTTCACGACGTAGCTCGACTCCTTCGCCGTCAGACCGCAGAACGGATCGCCGAGCGCGGTGCCCATCTGCGTAAAGACGATCTGGTCGGCGGTCGGCAGCTTTCCGCTGTTGCTCGTGTACGCCGCGTGGTCGCCGGTCTGCTCGAACCACCCGTTGACGGTGAGCGCGGAATCAGACAGCCCCGCGATGCGCGCCGTGGCCTCCTTGTCGAGCGTGGTCACGTCGAGGAGCTGCTGCGTGTAGCCGATGGAGTCGACCACGTTCACGTCGCCGCTGAGGTCATACCCCGCCGCGTAGAGCCGAACACCGAGACCGTTGACCTTCGCCATCTGCTAACTCCTTACGGGACGATCGGCGATTCGCCGTAGATGTTGACCTCGAACGGGATGCTGACCTGCCGGAACACGAGCCCGCCGATCTCGATGTACCCGGTGCTCGCATCCCCTGGACGCGAGTCGGTCGCGTTGCCGCTGAGATTGGAGTCAGCCCGCAGCGCGGTCTTGATGCCGACGATGGCGTCCCATATCTCGCTCTCGATGCTCTCGCGCATATCCGGCGACACCTGCATCCGCCAATAGCACCGGATGGTGAACTCGGCGATGGTCGACGAGTCGCCGAGCGTCGTGAAGTCCTCGCGCTGGCCGGTCAGCCAGAACGCGACCATCGGCGTTGCCGGAATAGACAGCGGCTCGCCGATGTACTTCGCCACGAGCGTCGGCGTGGTGACGGTGCCGAGCGCCGTCTCGATGGCAGCGATCGCGCCTGCCCTGCTCACGAGAACGCCCGCACCAGCGCGCGCCCCATGAGGTGCCCGATGCGCGTCCGATTGTTGTCCCACGCATCGGCGGTGCGCTGGAACATGTGGTATCCCCGGAAACGGGTCTGTACGCCCCTACGCTTGCCCGTCTCCACCCATGCCGCATATACCACCGGCTCGCCCGTAATCGCCCCGCTACGCACCTCGTAGCCGAGGTCGGAGAACTGGCGCGCGCCGATGCTGCCGCGCAGCCTGCCGGTGACCCAGCCGTGCCCCGCGTAGAGCTGCTCCTGCACGTCGCCGGTGATCTCGGCAGCGATGTCGAACAGGCCCTGGCGCACGGCGCTCTTGACCTCCTGCGAGACGTTCGGCGCGAAGATCGGCCCGGTCTTGGTGATGGTCGTGCTCGCCACTAGAACACCAGCCCCGCGCTGTCACGCGCGACCCGGTAGTGGTCGAGCGTCCCGAGCGTGTTCCGCATCTCGGTCGAGCTGCGCGTGCGCGTGCCCTGCTCGCCGGTGCCGATGGTCTCGACGATGCCCATGTCGCGGTCGCGGTACTGGATGCGCGCGAGGTCGGCGGTCGCCATCTTCACGTCGCTTGGATACTCGACCATCGAGACCGCCGCCGCCGACAGGTGAGTCGCCGCCGTGGTGCCGTTGACGCCGCGCCGAACCGTGAGCGTCGTCCCGCTGTGACTGGTGCAATACATCTGTTCGGAGTCGACCACGATGGTCGTGCCGGCGCCGTGATTGCCGACCGCCGCGACCGTGAGCGTGGTCGCCGTCGTCGTGGTAATCGCCGCGCTGAGCGTGCTGGCAGGCGTGGTGACGTTCTGGTAGCCCCACGTCCCGAGGATGCTGAGCACCTGCTGGCCCGCGCCGAACGCGAGCGTCGAGTCCTCGTTGAGCTTCAGCCGCCACTTAGGGCTCGTGTTGTACGGCTCGAGCAGGTAGTCCTGAGTGATGCCCTCGACGAGCACGTTGTTGGTCGTGCGCGCCGTGTCCGCGTATGCGGTGACGGTGGTCGCGCTCACGAGCCAGCGGTCGAGCGGCACGACCGAGGCGCGGTAGTCGTAGGTCTGCAGCGACAGCGCGTTCGAGCGCGTCGGCCTCGGGTCGTTGCGGAGCGAGCCGTTGCCCATGTACCACGGCTCGGAGCCGCCGAGGTCGTAGAGCCGGGTCTCGGTGGTCGGCCCGAAGGTCTGGTCGCCGACGTATGAATCGACCATCCGCGAGGCGCGCTCGAGGATGGCGAGGATGGTGTCCGAGTCCTGCGTCCAGCCGCTCGAGTATGCCGAGCCAGCCAGCGTGTTCCGCAGGAAGTCGGCGCTCGCGTAGGTGTGGTACACGGGATAAAGCGCCATCTACTTGTCCTCACGCGCGAGCAGGTTCTTCGTCGTCCGCCCCCTGGTCGCGTCCTTCTTCGCGCAGACGCAGCACGCACCGACCACGAACTCGTCGCAATCGGTATGCACTACTCCGCAGCAGACTCGATCCAGATCGACCATCATCGTCCTCGGTTGCCTGCCACGCGGTGCCGGAGGGAGACACCGCGCAGCAGGGTTTGAGCGCTTACGCCGTCGTGGACGGTTTCGGCGCTCGCGTTACTGGTGCAGCCTTCGCAGGCTCCGGCTCCCCCGCGATGGCGTCGAAGTATCCGCGATACCGCGCCGCCAGCTCATCGCTGATCTGGTACGCCTCGCCCACGACGTACACGTCGTCGGCGATACGCCGCGTTGCGGTGCAGAGATACCTAGCCACGCATCGGCCCCCGGAAGTTGATCATTGCGCAGGCTACGTCGGTCACCGCGACCTGCGTGAGCACTACTTTCAGGAACGGCTTGTCCGAGGGAACCTCGAAGTCCACCGTCTGGATGGTGTTGTCGTCGCTCGGCCCGAAGCCTGCGATGGCCGCACCCGAGATGTCGGCATAG